GTTCACCACCCCAACTATGAGTTTGATATGGACCCGCTTTACCTGGACCTGTGCTAACAAACGCATATGGTTTTTTTGCTGAAGTTTGTGATGCTTGAGCCCCTGAAATATCAACTTCTTCAAGTTCTTCATCCCAAGCAGAGGACATATCCTCATACACAGGGTAAACATCCCCACCATTTTCGTTACCTCCACCTGATACAAATTTATATGGTTTTTTTACGTCTTTCTCATCTAAATCCATATCATCAGCCGGAATTGTGAATGTATCATCAACGGGTCCTTCTGAATCGAAATTGAAAGCTGGGTCCACGTTACTCAAATCCATATCGGGAGCATTTCCACCTCCCGTGAAACCACCTTCTTTAAGTCCAATTGCAGCCGATTTTATACTAGATATTGGTTTTTGTCTCAAAGTCCCTCCGTCACCAACAGGTCCGCCTGATTTAAAATTATAAGGTTCTTCTATTTCATCGTAGTGTTTTCCCATAGGAGCATTAGAGGTTGCATTTTCCTTACTCATGATTTTTTTCATGTGATGGTCTTTCTCAAATGAATTGTCGTAGTTATCACCACCTTCCACATAATCAAACTCCCCTTTTAAGTCTAAATCTTTTACACTATAGATGTCACTGAGTTTACCCTTACCTTCACCAATATTTTTCTTCTTCAAATAATAATCCAATTCATCAGCCCTTCTCTTGAATGCATTTAGGACCCTCATTTTATAAATTTCGTGCATTTCGGGGTTCATGTCCTCCAAGGTTCTAAACATTCTCATCGCAGAATCCAAATGTTGTTCATTTCTTGCGTCTTGTATTAGCCTGATTATTTTTTCAATTGCTTCAGGTTCGTAAGGTCTCCTATCTTTAACCTCTCTTTTTTTGAAAACCTTTTTAATGTCTGGTATATCAAAAATTCCTTCATTAGTTTCTTCTTTTTCTTTTTTTCTACCGTCTATTTCATCTTCCAAATCCATTAAAAAGTCTCCGAATTTTTTCAAAGCCCTTTCCAACTTTGTATCTTCATCACTCTCCATCCATTTTTCAAATCTAGATTTTTTTCTTTCCTTTGTATCAGTTTCCTCTTCCATTTCACCTTCCAATTTATGTCCACATTCAGGACATTCACCCCCTTCTAAAAATCCTCCACAATTGTCACAAATCCCTTTAACAACTATTTGATTTTCATCGATTTCTTCCATTCTGTAACCACACTCTGAACATTCTCCTTCTCTCATTTCTGAACCACATTCGGAACACATAGTCTTTTCTTCAGTCATATGTTGGTCAAACTGCTCATAAATCTTATTAGTGTATCCAACAAGTTTACCATCATTTGTCAAAGTAGCACCCAACTTATCTTTTGCAAAATCTTGAACATAAAGTGGTTGTTCATTCGATACTTTGGGTTGCATCGTTTGATAACCATTATAGAGCTCTTTATGTTTTGATAAAATATTTTCTTTTTCTTCGTTAGAAACTTGTTGTAAAAACCAAGGATTCATAATTTTTTCTTTATAAATATCTTTGAAAATATCTTTTTTTATATTTGACTAGAAATAAAAATTGTTGTAATTTTGTTTTTGGAAACAAGTGTGATTCAAATTTCTGTTAGTAACTTGGTAATTTGCTTGTAGCCTTATTTAAATCCGCTTGTTTCCATTTTTAAAACATAATCAAATGCTTACATTATTATTTAACACAACAACCAAAACCGTACAGGTTACCGAAAACACAAAAATCATTTTTTCCTGTTCTAATGTTCCAACTGTCAAAGTGAAAGAAGAGGGGTTCTACGAGGTAATGAAAGAAACCACAAATGAAGAATCAAGTAGACTACCTGTTGCAAGATTTCCTATCCAAAATACAATCATGTTGATTGAAAAATGAATTTGTTTTTTTTATGAAAAATGATGAACTAATTGAAAGCTTACTCAAAGAAGCCGAAAAACTAAAGGTTAAAGACCACGTTCTACATTCCGTTGAAAATCTCATGAGATTAAATCCTCAGATGGATAAATTGAATGCTGTTCAACTCGCTTTAAATAACGCAAAACTACATTCAGGATTTTTTACTAAGAGAAACTATGAATAATTTAGATGCAAGATATCAAGCACTACTTGAAGACATTCTTCATTGGGGTGTGGAAAAAAAAGATAGAACAGGAACAGGCACGTTATCAGTTTTTGGACGACAAATCCGTCACAATATGAGTGAAGGATTTCCTTTACTGACGACGAAAAAGATGGCTTGGAAGACTATGGTCACTGAACTATTGTGGTTTTTAAGAGGTGATACTAATATAAAATTCTTAGTTGATAATGGATGTCATATTTGGGATGGTGATGCTTACAAAAATTATCAAAAAGTATTCATGGGTCATGAGGATATTCCATCAAAAGAATGGTTCATTGATGAAATCAAAAAAAATTCTGATTTTGCCAAAAAGTTTGGTGAGTTAGGTCCAATTTATGGTAAACAATGGAGATGTTGGCAAGGTTGGATGGATTTGAATGATGGAGATAGAAGAGGTTCAATTTGGTATGACCAAATCTCGAGATTGATTTACCAACTTAGGAATGAACCTGATAGCCGAAGACTCATGGTAAATGCATGGAATGTTGCTGAACTTGATGAAATGGTTTTACCCCCTTGTCACTATGGGTTTCAAGTTTATACAAGAGAACTTTCTTACTCTGAAAGGTATAGACTTTGGTTCAATAAAAACTACGAAACCGGTATGGAGTATGATGAAAACGTAGTTCCTGATTTCGAGAATGATTATTACGACAAAACTCCAAAAAGAGCAATTTCTCTTATGTGGAACCAACGTTCTGTGGATACATTTCTTGGGTTGCCCTTCAATATCGCATCATATGGACTTTTACTTATGTTGCTCGGCAAATTAACAAACATGATACCTGACCAACTTATTGGTAATTTGGGTGACACACATTTATACCTTGACCACATCGAACAAGCCAAAGAACAAATTGAACGTGAACCGTTCAATTTACCTACCTTAGATTTAGATTTTGATTTCAAATTCAAAGATGGATATTTGGTAGATTGGGATGAAATTAAATTTGAGGATTTGAAATTGAAAAATTATAAATTTCATCCATCAATCAAGGCACCTTTATCTAACTAAAGGAAATATATATATCTAAAAATTTCTTACTGATTTCTCTGGCCTTTGAATTTACCAAATCCATATTATCAACATCCATATTTTTGGCCGCCATATATTCTATCAAGTTTGAAATAAAAAGATTTCTAGCCTTTTCGGCATCGTTCAAGAATTCTTGAAAATCCTCATCATCTTCTTTACCTTCTCCGTAATACCGGTCAATATGGTCCTTACCTGCATAAATCAAAGGTGCTGCACCGAACATATTTACAATTCCTGTGTCCCTCAACTTGTATAGGAAATCTCTAAAAAATCTCCAATCAAAATGTTTGAAAATTTCTTTATTTCTTTTAAAAGACTCCAAAGCCGAATCCCTGGACTCATTGATTTTGTCGTCTACAATTTTTTTCCATGCGTCGGTGACAGTAAGTAAGGAAAGTGAAGAGCCATTATCCCATTTTACTGAAATTATTTCCGAATCCTTTTCGAAAGGGTCTTTTGTTATTGCCGTAACTTTCCCCAAAGTACCAGGAGTTACAGAAGTTTCACCTTCCATGTATAAACACATTATTCTATCTCCAACAGACAAAGGAGCATTTGTTATACTTTTCATACTATAATAAATACTACGAGTATATTTATTGTTATGGATTTTGTAATTACTGAAAATCAATTTAGAAGATTAGTGTTGGAAACCAACAGTGAGAAATTTTCCGAATACATGAAGGAAATGTATTCCTTTGCAAAAAATATTGTACACCGTGTAAAGAAAAAATATTCCATCAACACAAAATTATTACTTACATGGGGCGCGGCATTAGGTGGAATGGTCCTACCATTGGACCAACTGATAAAAACAGGAAATTTTCAATTAGATGAAAATCAAGCCGCTTTGATATTGATTGGTTGTGCGGCGGCAATCTTCTACGATAACAAAAAGTATTTCAAAAGAATTCATGAAGAAATCAAAAATCAAAATTTGGAAGAACCTTTTGAGAAAGTTCTATCAGTAGGATTGCAGTTAAAAAAATCTTTCATGAATTTTATTCAGTCGTTGAGAATCAGCTTGAGTTCGATTTCAGAAATAGTATCCTACGGATTTCTAGTCCCAATAGTTATGGATATTGTTGATTTTTTGAAAACAGGAGATTTGGAAAAAAATTTGGATTTGATTGTTTCAAGAATTATAGGTTCAGGATTAGTTCTCGCCGTTTCCGAAATTTTGAGAGAATTATTATTACAAATAAAAAACAGAATTTCTAAATAAATTCTGGATAGTCTGCCGGGTCAACACCGAATTTTTGTTCTACTTCAACACCATTTATTTTTCTAACAAAAAAATTAGCAACATAGTACATTTCTGTTGAGGTCAATTGCATAGATGGTTCTATCACATCATAAATTATATTTTCAATTTCAACACGAAATGTATCATCATTTGAACATATTTCTTGCTGAATCATCGTTGCAAAATCATTAAATCTATTCCCATATTTTTGTATTACAGGAATTGGTTGACCATCAACTTCAAAACGTCTAAGATTCAAATCGAAACTGAAATATATTTCATCACTCCGTTCGACGTTTACAAAGTTTTCCGATGCTGAAAATTCAACCTCAAAAACAACTTCTTGTTTTTTTTGATTCTTATATTTGAAAAATTTTAGTTTTTTGTTTAATTGGAAAATGAGTTTTTCTCTGTCCTCCTGACTTACAAAAACGCTCAAAGGCTCCATGCCGTTAAATTCTAAATCCAAACCAAACGATAATTTATTATCTAAACCAATCAATCTAATTTTATCGTATATTATTTGTTGGATATCGTCCAACATTTTTTGTTTACAATAAGATTGAAATGGATTCTTTGTTGTAACATTTACAATAAAAGCAGGAGTATCTTCAAGACCTTCTTCATATGGTACTACATCCAAAAAATTATATTGGTAAGTACCAACAATTATAGGTTTTCCAACAATTATCTTTTTAAAAAAATTTACATACATACTGATAAATATTACCAATAGTTTATTGACATTCCGAGACCATATTTGATGTCCTGTGAATATCCAACAGCAAACGATAAATCGAACCCTTTAGGTGTTTTAAGAATAATTCTTAGAGGATTTATTTTTAACCACATCTCGGGTTGTAAATCTAATAAATTAAAATTTTTATTTATCGAGGCTCCTAATAAAACGGAGGTTTTATTTTTATAAGTTAAATTTAAACCTAGTCTGTTTATAATAGCAACTGGTCTTGTATAGACGAACTGTTGACTAAAATATGTGATAAAACTACCTCCTACGTAAAAACCAACTCCTGAATTATTGTTGTAGGTAACAATAAGAGATTTATCCTCAGGTACATAAAGAAGGTCAGATGTTTGTGAATAAGAAATCTGAAATGTTAGAATAAAAATTATAAAAAATATTGTTTTCATATCACAAATATAGTATTATTGTTTTGTAAAACCAACGGAGGTTTGGCAGAGCGGTCGAATGCGTCAGTCTTGAAAACTGAATTACTCGTGAGGGTAACTGGGGTTCGAATCCCTGAGCCTCCGCTAAAAGAAGGTGAATAACTCACCTTCTTTTTTTTTGACTGTAATTCAATTTTCGATTATCATTTGAAAAAAAATATCATGTCTCGTATAAAAGAACTCAAAGAAAAGTATCCTCATCTAAACTTGTCTTTTTTTGATATTATGACAAGGTTGGACATTTCAAAATCAAACAAATATTTACCTCTAATTTGTAAGATTTTTTCAAAAAGATTTGACGTAAATCATCAATATGAAAATGAAGTAAAATCCCGAATCGAAGAATACAAATCAAGATTGACCTCTTCAGGACTTGACGTGGAAGATTTAGATGCAAACGAGATTTATGTAATAACCCATATGATTGATTATTTTACCAACGACAACCTAAACTCAATCACTCAATTTATGGAATATATGGAAAGGGGTTTGATTGAAAACAAAGATGTCCTAAAATACGATGATTTAGATTCAATCAGAGGAGCCATCGCACTCGCTTCAATGAAAGAATGGACTAAAGATTTAGAGGGTGAAATTATAAAAGAATATGAGGACGACAAGTGGGTTATTATCAGACCTTTGACCTTTGCCGCTTCCGCAAAATATGGTGCAACAACAAGATGGTGTACAACTTACAGTAGAGAAAAACAATATTTCGAGAAGTATTGGAGGCGGGGTATTTTGGTTTATTTCATCAATAAAATTTCAGGTTATAAATTCGCAGGATATAAATCTTTGGATGGAGAAAAAGAACTTAGTTTTTGGAATGCTGAAGATAGCAGGGTTGATTATCTTTTATTAGATGTAGATGATTATTTGTTTTCCACAGTGAGAAAAATTTTCTCATCTAAAGAAACTAACAAAAATTTATGTTCCGCCGAAATACAGGAACAAGTTCATCAAGAATGTATAAACTATACTGAAGAGACTACTGAATCAAGAGTCATTCCTATTGAATTTGTCGAAGAAACCCAAAATTACAGGACATATCAAAACCAAATTCAAAATCTATTCGTAACTGAAACTGCACCTCCAATTTACGAACAACCGGATATTGCGTAAAATAAAACCAACCTGATGGTGGGTTTTATTCTTCAATTTCAACTATAAGTTTTCCTGTACCTTTGATAACTCTATGCCAAACAAGTTTTGGGATAAAGATTTGCTCGGCAACGGACAATTTGTTCGGCAATCCATCATCAATTTGAAAAGACCACCCTCCGTCTTCAACAATTGTGACTTTTCGGTCTTTCAAATCTTGATGCCATTTCAACTCCTCTGTATCAACATCAGGATAGAAAGTTCTAATAATTTTCCCAGATTCCGTTTTATTTTGTTCAAATGGAAAAGTCATTTCTCTGTTTTCCTTTTCTGAAAAAGGGTCTTTTGTTCCAATGTACCTTTATCTTATTATCTAAAGATAATAGTTTGAAAAAATCTTCTACATCTTTTTCTACAGATTTATGTTTTCTATGTGGGACATCCCAACCTTTAGACACAAAAGACTCAGGCTCAGTATCAATAAAAACATGAATTATTGGAGGATTATAACTTCCCTTTAGGATATCGTGAACAATAAACTTGACATCTTCACCTTCTGGTAAATCTTGTTTGATTCTAGAGGTTACAACTGAATCCAAATAATTTTGTAAATATTTTTTTATTCTTTCGACATCCATCACCAAGCATTTTTAGAAGCCAAACCTAATTGTTTTGCATATCTTCCAACATTACATGACCAATAACCAGCGGTAGTTCTATCCTTTTTTTGGTCACATCTATGTCGTGCTCTGAAAGATTTGGCAGCACCTTTATTTCTATTCCTAACTTTCAATTTAGGGTCACCAAAGGTTACTTTTTTAACACCACCCCCTTTTGATTTAACATAAACCGCAAATTTCTTAGGACCACCCGGTGTTCTGAAAGGTTTATTTAATTTTACATTTTTACCTCTGTGTTTGGCTTCTTCGATGATTTCTTCCTCTGTCCATTCCTCTAAAATATAGGGTGCATCCAAATAAACTATCTCTCCGTCTATTTTTACCTTCTTTCCTAAGTCTGATTCAACCATCAATGTATCTTCTTCATTTAATTCAATAGAACCGTTTTCCCAAAGAGTTCTCACCTCATTTACCAATTTAAAATATCCCTCTGAATAAACTCTAAAAATGTTATTTGTAAGTGATAATCCGTTTTCAATGTGATATTTTAATGAATCAGAAATTTCAACATTTTCTTTCATCACTAAAGACCTGTCCAAGTATTCTTCTAAACTCTCTTTTATTAGGGTTTTCAGTTTATCCATAAAAAATTGTTTTTTTATATAAATAGTTTTATTTTTAGTTATGAAAAATTTAGTGGGATTTTTATTCCTTTTCTGTAGAATTTATTGTGGTTACAAAATATTCATGTGGTTATTCCAACGGAGTTATTATAAGAATAGTTTACCCATATCAGAAATTGAACACATATTAGTGTTCATAATTTTTGACATATGGATGATGATGTCCATACGAGATATAAACAAAGATTTTTAAGGCCTCAAAACGGCTAAAACTTCAGGATAAACTCCCTCTAAAACTTTTTCGTTTTTACCTTCATATGGTATGTTCTGTAAAACATATCTTATTGAATTCAACCCTGAGATTCTTTTATCTTGTGAATCAATAATTACCCACGGGTGATTTACTGTTGAAGTTTTATCAAACAATTTTTCTTTGAATTCTGTGAATCTGTCCCATAAATCTTGCATTTGAGCGTCATTAGGGGAATACTTCCAATATTTTAATGGAGACTGTTGTCTCATCTGAAATCTTCTTTTTTGAGTTTCTTTATCAATTGAAAACCATAGTTTAAAGAGATAATCTCCTTCTTTTACCAAATCGTTCTCGAAATCCTCAACGTTCTCCATGAAATCTTCATATTCTTCAGGGGTACCATATCCCATAACAGGCTCGACTAAACCTCTATTATACCAACTTCTGTCGAGGAAATTTATCATTCCTGGTTTGATTTTGTCTCGGTATCTATTCCACCAATTTTTCCTTTCTTCGGGGTTGGGTATACCTAAAGCAATTACATTATAGTATCTTGGATTTAAATTTTCTGTAAATTTTTTGATTGTGGAACCCTTACCCGCAGAATCTCTACCCTCGAAAACTATAATCACAGTTTTTCCCGTTTTTCTCAACCATTCCTGCATCTTCACTAGTTCAATTTGTAGAAAATATAATTCCTTCTTATAAACCTTTTTAGGTAAAATTGACGGTTCCTCGGGTTCAAATTCATAATCTTCACTTTCAGGTTCGACCCCATAACCACCTCTTTCTCTGAATTTCAAAGAGATAAGGATGTTTCTGAAATATTCTTCAATATTCTTTTTTTTATCCCCTTTTTTGAGAAGAATTTTTCTTAAACCTCTATCCACCATCTCAAAATCGATAATTCGGTCCTCCGACAATTTAGATATTTTCCAAAGTAAATTTTCTATTTTTTTGTTGTAGAGTTTCAGAAAGGTTAGAGTATCAACAACTTTTCTTAGATTGACGTTCATAAAAGGGGCATCGTTTGAAGTTTTTTTTGCTTCAGAAATCCCCATTACAATTTTTATTTTTTCAATTTCCTCGTGAATTAGCACAAAATTTTCTTTATAAATATCCCATAAGTTAGATATGGAATATTTATGATTACCAAGTTATTGACAGAAAATGAAAAAGTTTCTTATTGCATTTGTATTGCTTTCATTACCCATTTTTTCTTTTACACAAGATAGAAAAGTATGTCTTTCTTCCATAGAAAATAAAATACAAATTGGACAAATGTTGGGTAATCGAAATCTAACATTTGGCTTCAAAAATGTTTTATTGGAATATCTTCAGGATAAAGATTTTGAATTGGTTGATAGTTGTAATCTTGCTAATAACAGATTACAAATTGAACTTATTTTTTTTGATGTCTTGAACACCAAAACGGGCTTCTCTGTAATTCACAAGGAAAATGATGAAACAGTATTGAGAGTGAGAGCTAAATTATTAAATGAATCAGGAAAGAAAATTAAAGAAACTGTCGTAACTGAAAAATCTTCTGAAATTTCAATGTCAACGTTGATAATTTCAGAAGGAGGTAAAATAAATCAACAATCCGTCTCAAATGTGATTAAAAAATCCTGCGAGACATTAATCAAAAATTTATTCGAATGATGAAAAAAATTTTATCAATTATTTCATTATTGTCGATTCCGTTTTTGGGACTTGCACAATCTCCCGAAATTGGTCATTTCCAACAACTATCTACTGTGAGACGTGGAGACACTTTAGATGTGGCTTGGTATTTCAGACCATCGGGAAATAATATAAGAAGTTTCCAAGTGGATTGGCAATATAAAAAAAGGTTGTTTACTCATATTGAAACAACGGTGGATGCTTCTCTGAATGGTAGGTCTGCAGAAATTTCCTATAGGTCATGGGAAAATCAAAAATATAGCTCTTACGCAAATGGGAACTATACCTATATTTCCGACACCAATTGGACTGTTGGAAGAAATTACTTGGTGGTTCCCGCAGGTGCTTCAGCTTTATCAAACGGTTATATCATACATAACAAATACAAAATAAACGCAGTCATACCAAATTTCGAATCTGATTCAGTTTATGTTAACTGGGCTAGAATGTTTGATGTAAATGGCATAACAATCGGAGACAACGTGGCTGTTTTGAATAACAGAACTATGAGAGTGAAACTTCTCGGAAATCTAACAATTTCTGGAAAAGTTTGGTTACCTCCATCGGCAGTATCAAGAGGATGGGTCCCAACTCTTTATTGTTATGAGAACGCAACAGGAAACTTGGTTTCAACCACAATACCGAACATAAACACAGGTCTATATACTCTTGATAATATCGACGAATATACAAGATATAAAATTGAATTGAGATTCAATCCTGATAGTTTGGTTTCAATAAGAGATAACTCAGTCACAATTACCGATGCGGTAAAATCTTTTAACGAATTTATAAACGCTGATTTAAATCAAACTTATCCGAGGACACATTTACAAAACGGTTTAGCTTATTTGATTGGAGATATAAATTGGAATCAAAAATTTGATGGTGGTGACCCATATGGTATTTACGCTTCAGTTTCAGGACTAAGACCAATAGCAACAAATAGTTTAATTAAAGTTTTTACAAAAAACGAATTTGATAGTTTGGCTTTGGGTGCAAATCAATGGACAAATTGGACTACTTACTCTTCAAGATTAAATTTTGTTCTTGATACTGTAATAACTTCAAACATTACTGTTGATTTAAAGTATTATATCCAAGGTGATGTGGATAGAAGTCACTCTTCTCCTGTTTACGATGCGAACGGTAACCTCGTAAGAGCAGCAATTTACACCGGAAGATTTACTGTTGAAATTCCAAATTCTTACTCTGTGGGTCAACCGATGTTTGTACCCTTCAACGTTTCAACAAATGGTTTAGTAAATTATGGATTACAATTTGAAATGAAATACGAACCAACCAAAGTCAAATTTTCAGAAATTATCTCGAAAGTTCCAAACGAATGGTTACAATATGTAACACATGATGAACGTACTGGAATAATAAGATTCGGGGGAATGAATAATCAAAAAAAGGGGGGGATAAGTGGTTTATCCACCCCCTTTAATTTAAAATTTACGCCAATAGACCCAAGCGAAGATATCTCATCGTTTGTTTTTGTTAGACAACTAATGGATGCTTCTAACTCTGAAGGAGAGCACTTCAATATTGAATTAGCATCTGAAAGAATAGTTTTGACTTATAGAGCCGCAGGACCAATACCTACATTTTCAAAACCGATTGCAGAAATTAGACCCAATCCGAACACAGGACAATTTGAGTTGACTGTAACATTTCCGAATAATTATTGGATGAAGGGTTACGTTTATGATTATCAAGGAAGAAAAGTTATGGACTTAGGAGATTTCAAAACAGATGATTTTACAAACGTAATCACAAGAGCCATTAACGCCAAAAATCTAGCTCAAGGAAAATATTTGCTAGTTATGGCTAATAATGAACAAAGAATAACTAAACCATTTGTAAAAATTTAAAAAAAATGTCAGAAGAAACACAAGTACAAGACCAAAACGACGGAACATGGTCGGGTCTTAAAAAAACAATCGTAGGTACCCTCGGAACTGTTGTAACAGGTGGAGGTGTATGGTTAGGAACATTACTTTATGGTGGAAATCATGAGGAAAAACAACCTGATGCACCCGTCCAAGCACAACCAACAATCGTAATCAACAACTCTCAACAACAAGCAACACCTGCGGGTGGAACTACTAAAGTTATCGAGCGTGTTGTGGAAAAACCTGCAGCAAAACCTGCTGAACCAGCTCCTAAACCAAAACCTTTCCAAGAGGAACCAAAATGGTAATGTATGCAACCAAACACAGGATTTAAGGAGTTATTAAACTCCATGATGAAAAGAAGATGGTGGATTACCGCCTTAGTGTTAGGTGGATTTGTCGTAATTATGGGTGCCATATTCATGGCAATTTTCGAACAAAGTGCTATCAGTGGTGAATGGAAAGAATTACTTCTCCTTTTACTTGGTGCTTTCATCGGGTCTTATGGTAAAATCATTGACTATTGGTTCAGTGATACCGACAAAGACAAAATGTTAGTCCAAAAGATGGATGAAGAAGATGGTGTATCATTTTCCAACACCCAAGATGGTAGTGTTCAAGCACCTCCACAACAACAATCTATTACCCCCCAAGTCACCCCTCAAGTTACCCCTCAAGTCGGTGTAGAAATCGATGAAGATGGTGATGGTATCATGGATGGTATTGACGAGGATGGTGATGGAGTTATAGACATGTATTTTGAACATCGTCAGTGTGAGCACGTATGGGGTGACGCTGATGGAGATGGTGATGAAGAGTGTCTTAAATGTGGTTTGATTAAACAAGATTAAAATGAAAAAAATTTTATTTCTAACTTCTTTGTTTCTAACGTCTGCGGTTTATTCTCAGACGTTAGGGACTACGAAGACTGAGCAGTATAAGGCTAGCTTCGAAACAAAAATCAATATCGACTCACTTATGGATTATGATGGTCCTCAAGTACCAATTCAAATCCTTACTATCGGTATAAGTGATGAGGTTTATGAGCAGTATCCTGAACTAAAGGAGAAAAAGGTTGGACTCGGTGTTGCAAACATTGTTTTGGAGTATCTCTCTGACCTCAACAGATTTACATTCACTGAGGATAAGACGGAGATAAAAAACAGAATGGTAAAGCAGTTCCAAGCGTCTCAGGCAGGTATTAGTCAGGACAAGTTGGACGGTAGAGGAAAGATTAGACTTGCACATTATTTTGTGACTGTGGAGGTTTATGACTTTTCTGTATCAGAAGATGAGACTGTAAATCTAAAGGATGGGGTAAAGAATACTGTCAATACAAGACTTGGTCTTCAGGTAAGATTTACAGATGCTGAGACAGGTGAAATTGTTGCGGCAAGTGGTCTCGGTGAAGCTAAGACTGTTAGAGAACTTACACTTCTCAATGATGATAATTTGAGTGAAGTAAAATTCAACCAATCTACAATTGGTATAACAACAAAGAAGGCTTTGGACATTGCATGTTCAAGAATTCTTGTAAGACTTATCAAAAAGGGTAAGTTTCCGAGATAAATGTGGAAAAGATTAAAAACATTTTTAAGTATTTCCTTTATCTTGTTTCTCAGCTTCAAAGCTGAGGCACAAAATGTTGTCTATACATTCATCGACCCCTGCACAAAAGAAGTAACAAACTTTTCAATTCCAATTCAAGGGGGTACGGTAGTATATTTTTATGGTCGTTCGGCATCATTTACCGCACAAGATGTGGCAAGTGGTGCCTTTGCCGCTTGGGTCAATCAAGCATATGCCGATTACAGAAAATTGACCCCATGCTCAGTTCAATCGGTTACAGTTACAAGAAATCAAATTACAGCACAAGTTATCGGTAATGTTGTTAGTAGTGTTGTGGGTCAAATAAATTCCTCTGTGATGCAGGGTTCATCTATGGGTGGAAACGACGCAGCATCCAAAGGAAGTAACAGCAGTTCAGAAAAGAAAAAAAATAAAAATGAAAGTAGTAATTCTAGCAATTCCACTTCTGTTACTAATTCTAATGGGAATGGTTCTACAAGTTCATCAAATAACTCAAGCGGTCAAGGCAACGGGTCTGTTCCTGTGGGAGGTTCTCAAACTGGTGGCCAAGGTTCTCAAACTGGCGGTAATAATAGTGGGGGGAGCGGTAATAATAACACTGGTGGGAATGGTGGCGGTGGTGGCGTATCTTCAAATTCTAATTCGGGAGGTAGTGAGAAAGATAAGGAAAAAGGTTCGGAGGTAGTTGCAACAACCCTAATGAACGTAGAGGTCAGAAACGACAAAGGTTCTGAAAGTGGTGGTTCGAGTGGTGGAGGAAAAAAGGGTAATGGAAAATCAGGAAACCAAAATCCTCTTATCGTTTCTTCTGATTTGACCTCAGCACAAAATTTAGATAAATCTTTTACTGGTATTGCAAACATCGGAATGTCAAGAACCTCTCTTATGGGAACAAGTTCTTGGGGTGTAACAGGAATGGTTTGGTTTAACTTCAAACAATTTGCAATCAACTCAAGATACACCAAGATAAAAATGAATCAATCAGGAACCCTCAAATTCGTTCATAACGTCAATTTAACGGGGGCATATTCCTACGGTAACGTATTTTCATTCTTGGGTTATAGTATGATAATAAACGCAAAGAAATGGGGTATTACAGGATTTAACGTCAGTGGAGCAATTGCAAAACTACCATCGGATAGTAATTTGTTTATCAGTCCGTCATTTACCGCATTTTATACGAGACCATTTTCACCCAATAAAAAACTTACAATATCTCCTGAAATTTATTTAATATCAACTCCCGTTGTTTATTCTTCTGTAGATAAAATCACCGTGACAGATAGAACATTTAGTGCTTTTTTGGGAAGTGGATTTGATTATCAAATTTCAAGGAGGTTCAAGTTCAACGTAAATTACAAAGCCAATCTTTCAACAAATCCTGACTTTCCAATCCTTTCCTTTTTTCTAATTGGTAGTAAAGTAAATCTATGAGAATAATTTTTACCATATTATTTTCTTTCATTTTTTGTTTTGGATTTTCACAATCTATTTCCGCTCCTGTTGGTAGAACTTATCAAATCAACACTTCGGGTCAGGATGCTAGCGGATTTATTGTAAATGGTTTTACCTCTGAAACACTACTTACTTCAGTAGGGCTCGTAAATCCTCCCGCAGGTGTAACATTTTCAATAACAACAACAGCAGGATTATCCTTCGCAACAGGGTATAACAGTTGGTCCAATATTACGAGAATCAGTTTTACAGGTACCCAATCGAATATCAACAATGCATTGGCTTCTCTAAAGATAAACACAGGTTCATCTACAGGTAATGTACAGATATCCGTCTCAACTACTGTAAATCCATCAGGGTATTACTATAACGCGACAAACGGACACTTTTATCGTCCCATTTCAGGTACCTCAACATATACTGCAGCGAAAAACGCTTCTGCAACGCAAACATTCAAAGGTCAAACAGGTTATCTGGTTACAATAACATCACAGGATGAACAGAATTTCATAGGTGCGAACGTACCTGGAAACAACATTTGGATAGCCCTTTCCGATAGACTTCAAGAAGGTTATTGGAGAGTAGATGCAGGACCTGAAAATGGTACTTTAATCAATATAGGAAACTACAACGGTAATCCGCAAGCAGGGACTTATCAAAATTGGTGTGGTGGGGAACCTAATGATGCTGGCGGTGAGGATTATGCAGTCACAAAATGGGGTGGTGGAAATTGTTGGAATGATTTACCGGATGGAGCTGGTTGGACGAGTGGGTATGTTGTGGAGTTTGGTACTTGGTCAAATCCCTCTGATGCTACATTCACAGAATATTATGCAGCCAATACAATTAACATGGTTGCGGTTACAAATACTCTCAGCGGAACAATATCTATTCCGACGTTATCCACACTACCGACGGTAACTTTATACAGAATTGTAAATGGCTCTGATGTATTAGTGGAGACCAAAACAGTTTCATCATCAGGTTCTTATTCTTTCACTCTTCCCGCACAGAACTCAACTTATAAATTGGTACCTAATTTAAGTGTTCAAGGAATTACAACGGCAGATTTCAATTTAGCATTTCAAGAGGTACAAAATGTAAATACCCCAAATAATACTGCGCCTGGATTAGTGATGACGGGAACAAAACAATGGAAAGCAGCAGATTTCAATCAGAATGGAATTTTGGATTTGGGTGATTCTTATTTAATCTTGTCTCACGTTACTGGATTTAGACCCTCAACACAAGTTTTGTGGTTCTCACCAACCAATTATGATTCAATAACCAAAAATAATTTTGGAACAATACAACCTGTCACCTTTTTTACAATTTCCGTGACAACATCAAACGTGACTCAAAACATAAAATATTGTGTTTTGGGGGACGTAAATTTATCTCACTCGTCTCAGTAATATATTTATAGAAAAAGTAAATTACTATGCTACTAAAAGTGGGGTCTAAGGGAGAAGACGTAAAAAAACTCCAACAAAAACTTGGTTTGGGTGCTGATGGTGTTTTCGGAAAAGGAACCGAAGAATCAGTTAAAAACTTTCAAACAAAATCAGGATTGACTCCTGACGGAATTGTGGGTGAACAAACTTGGCAAAAAATTATGGGTCAAGGCGTTCTTATTACAGAACCCGCACCTGTCGCTCAAGTGGCTCAACCTGTTGCTAACGTGGGTGGTTTGAAATTAGAAAAATTGAAAGGTCATATTCCTGATAATGTAATTGCTCAAATACCTGATACAGCAAAAACTTTTGGTATTGACACCCCATTGAAACTTGCTCACTTCTTGGCTCAATGTGGTCATGAGTCGGGTGGATTCAGACTTACTCAGGAAAATTTGAACTACTCAGCACAAGGTCTAAAAAACATTTTTCCAAAATATTTTCCAGGAAATCTTTCAGAGTCATATGCACGTAACCCTCAGAAGATTGCATCCAAAGTTTATGGTGGTAGAATGGGTAATGGACCTGAATCAACAGGTGAGGGATTCAAATTCAGAGGAAGAGGTTACATTCAGCTCACAGGAAAAGACAATTACACGGCTTTCGGGAAAGCTATAAACGAAGATATTACAGGTAATCCTGATTTGGTCTCATCGAAGTATCCTCTGTTGTCAGCTGCGTGGTTTTTCAGTAAAAACTGTCTAAAGAAATGTGTGGATGACTCAAATGCAACAGTTACGTCTGTTACAAAGTGTGTGAACGGTGGAACTATCGGATTACCAGACAGATTGAAACACTTTAAAGAATACTATAATTTGTTAAAATAATGGTCTCAATGCTATCAAAACTTGTATTTTTTTCAATTTTTGATATATTTATGAGTGTTATCACCGTAAGGTGTTCTCATATATCCTTTCCAAAAGACCCGCAAATTTTTTTGTGGGTCTTATTTTTTTTATTATCTTTGTAAAAATAATTTTTATGGATAAAAGAAGCTCTCATTGGTTAGACTCACTCGCATGGGTAAGAAAAGTCTATTTTTCATGTCAAACAAAGGAACAAGAAGATGCCGCAGAAAGATTATTATTGAACTTCGAGAGGCTTTACAAAAACGAAGATTTAATCACTTTGTCTTGGGCTCTTCGAGATGAATATTTAAAATTCAAATATCAAAAGAAATGAAAAGTCCTCTTTGTTTCCTCGGTATACATTTTTGGGAATACAGAAAAGAAAAACATCAATGTACTGGTCACCCTAATGGTAGAGAATTTGTCAGGGTAATTGTTAGAGAATGTACTTGTTGTGGACATAGGGAACATCATCCTCTACCAAGAATTGGTAAAAGTTTAAACCTCTGGAAATCATTTGACGATGTAGGAAAGAACGATTGTATAGACATTAAAAGATTGAACGATGAAAATTTTGTTAAAAAATAGTTTTTTTGAATCATTAAAAACTATATCACGCCATGAGACTTGGTGGTACAAAACATATGAAACAGTCCGATTTAAAATTCCTGTGTTTCTGAAAAATATTTGGTTTTTCAGAAAAAATCTGTGGGAGTTTCGTGGTTGGGATTATTCTTTCAACCTATCTCTATTGGCAAAATCCTTAGAAAAGACCTCTGATGTTTTAAGAAACGGTCATGAGGTAGAAATAACTCGTTTGAAAAAAGTTGAAAAAATTCAAAGAGTTATTAAAATAATAAATGACATGAGAGAGTCAACCTACATAAACAGAGCGGAAACCGAACTAGGAGAACTTATTTTACACGATTGGGATTTTCAAGAAGTTGAAAGTGGTGGCTATCAAATGTTAGACAAAGAAACTCCTGAAGAAAAAGAACATAATCGTAAGGTGTTTGAAAGAGCCAGAGAAATCGAGAAAGATGAGTTCGAAGAACTTTGGATAATACTCAAGGGTCAAAACTACGATGAGTTCCATGAAACATTCAAACAACTTTCTGAAGAAGAAAAAATGAAACACGACCATTGGGAAAATTGGTTCGATGGTTCAGGTATAAAAAATTGGTGGGATTAAAAAATTTATTAGAAAAGAGATATGAAAAAATTATATAGAAGTACTATCGATAAAAGAATAGGTGGTGTTTGTGGCGGTCTTGCAGAGTATACAAATAGTGACCCGACAATTTGGAGAATACTTTTTTTGGCTTTAATTTTTGCACCCTTCCCTACCGTACTATTTTATCTTTTAGCCTGTATTGTTATCCCTCAAAACAAAATTTTATAAAAATGATTGCATTCTGGTTTTTTATGTTTATCTTCGTTTTGACAATTTCAATCGTTTGGGTTCGAGGGATTGATAATATGAAAAAAAATCATCCTGATTACAAAGGTGAAGACTTTCTGAATTGGGACAAAATGAAGAAATATGAGAATGACCTTTATAAGTGACACTCATGGTAAACATAAATACCTAACCTCCAAGGCGTATAATAACATACTCGGAAGCGGGGACTGTATAATTCACGCTGGGGATATTTCTAATCTTGGAAAAGTTGGTGAAATCAAGGATTTTCTTGATTGGTTCTCAAATACAGATTACACTCACAAAATCTTTATCGCAGGTAATCATGATTTTGGTTTTGAGGTTGTTCAGGATATTGCTCCTGAATACAAAGAAAAGGGTGTTCATTATCTATTCGATAGTGAAGTAGTAATCGATGGTGTCAAATTTTATGGTAGTCCTTGGCAACCTGAATTTTATAATTGGGCTTTCAATCTTCCAAGAGGAGAAAAGTTGGCAGAAAAATGGAAGAAGATACCTGGTAACACTGATGTTCTTATTACTCATGGACCCGCACATGGAATGCTCGACCATACTCCTCAAGGAGAACTCGTGGGTTGTAAAGACCTATTCAATAGGGTTATGGAAGTACAACCAAAAATTCACGTTTGTGGTCATATCCATTGGGCGTATGGTCAAAAAAATTTTTTTGGTGTTGAATTTTTAAACGCCTCAGTTTTGAATGAGAGGTATCAATATGAAAATGAACCAATAAAAATTATTTTTGATACGGAAACTAAACAAATAGACTATGAATGAAAATGCTGTAATCGAATTAAAAAAACTTGGCCCTGAATCGACCGTAAAGGTGACAATCGACCTTTATCGAAAATCTTTATTAGAGGTCTGTTATCATACAGGTTCGAAATTTGATAAAAAATTCACCTGTGATTCAGAAACTACTTGGAGAGGTGCTAGTCTTGTCTGTGAACAATTTACTGTTTCAGAACTAATAGAATTACTCGAAACCAAGGAATTGACTGAGATGCAAGATGTAGATTTTCCTGACCTTTCAATAGAAACAACTACAGATGGCGAGGTTGACATTACCAACATTGAGTGGGAAGAACCCTTGACCGAAGAAGAAGAGTCAGGATTCGTCTCTAATGACCTATATTGGGATTCAGAAATTACTGACTCAGAGTTGAATTTTAGTACAGGTAGTATTTTTAGCATGGTTATTGAATCTGATGATAATTTAATTGCAAAAATTTCCGATGAAAAAGAATAAAATAAACGATGGACATTTTGTCGAAGCTCTCGACAGATTATTTTTTGTTACAGATATTATGGACAGGTATCTTATGTCACACCCTGTAATAAAAAAGGATAAAGAAATAAAAAAATTGATTAAATTTAGTATCATCAATCTTTTAGAAGCCTATCAAAGGGTGGGTAATAACACTTATGAAAAAGAATTTGAAAGACCGTCAATTAGTGAAGTTGTTTCTGGACGACGTGAGAAATCCGAAGACAACAGGCTGGACCGTCGTCAGAAACTACGATGAATTTGTAAAACATATCGAAGAAAACGGTTTACCTGAAGAAGTTTCCTTTGACCATGATTTAGCTGATGTTCATTATGACCCTGAAACGTTCAAACAAGGGTTTGTATATCACGAAAAAACCGGATATGATTGTGCTAAATGGTTATGCGAATATTGTTGGACTAATGGACTCCCTGTCCCCACTTGGAATGTTCATTCCGCAAATCCTGTTGGTCGTGATAATATTGTTCAACTCATCGAGAACTTCCAAAAAAAATTGAATTATTAAAGGTGAGAGAAATCTCACCTTTTTTTGTATTTATAAGTTATGGAATCTCAATTCGAAATAGCCGACCGTAAAGAACTTGCAACAATTGCGAAAATCTGTTTAGAAAAGGGCTTGAAATTTAATGAGCCCTATAGAGATTCAAACTATGATATCGTTAAATCGGTATCGAAGCTTTTTGGATACTCTAATATTGACATATATGACGTGGAAGTCATTTGTGCATTTATTGTTGACAACTATCATATTTTACAATCTTGGATTGATGGTAACCTGTCATATTCAAATATTTCAAGCCGTCTCAAACTACCTCAAATAGAAGAATTTGAAATTCTCTATCAAGTAAGTATTAGAGAATATGTAGTTGAATATTACAAAACTGATTGGAAATGTTTTAAAAAAGAATGGGTTGAAGATTCAATCACCGATTCTTTAAACGAGGGCTCATGGGATTATTTTAGTGAATCCCCAATCGAAAGAGAAGTTATCGATTCTGATAATACTAATTTCAAAATTGAATCTGTTAAATCTATGAAAGATTTGAATACTGAGTCCGTTGAAAATAATATTCTTAAATTATTGTCTGAAAACACAGAAAAGGTTATCGAAAATTTCGATAAAAAAACCCTATTAAACATTAAAAAAATTATCGATACTAAATTAAAATCACTTTGATTTTGAGTCTTTGACCAAATCTCCAAGGGTTTTTTTCTTTTTGTTGGATGGATGTTGATAACCCCTTTTATACTTGTATTCCACCTCTACAGGACCATTTGGGTTTTTATTTGAGTTGTATCTCCATATAGAGATTGTATCTTCGTCTTCATAGACAACTTCCCATTTGATGGGTTTAGGTTCAGGTTTTTTTTCGAATGGCATATGGCAAATATAAGGAAAATTATTCTTGTTCGTATGTTTGGGTTTTCCATCTACCGTTTTCCTTACCCATACACACACTATTACAAAATTTTGTATTTCTATAACAATTCATAAATGAAGTTTTTACCTGTACAGGTATCCAACCAAGTCCATCATCAAAAATCAAAAAGTCAACTCCTAAAGAATCTGCAAAAGAAAAGTCACCACTGAATTTGATTACTTTTGAAAAAGAATTTTTTAATTCTTCATAGGCTTCTATTTCTGAACGTTTTCCCATTCCATATGTACCTTTGATTGTATCAACAACACCTTCAATTATTTCGTTGTCAAACTCATCCAAAGAATCTGCTAAATAACTCAATACAAGTTTTTGAAAAATGGTTAAATCCTGTTTGGATTCAGGTAAGTCTTGCATGTAAGACCCCAAAAAGTATTTTTGAAAACAAGAGTCAAAACTATTTTTTGATTTATCTTTTTCTCTAAATTTTGTCAAAACATAAGCCAAGGCTGAATAATTTGTTTCCAACATACTCATTTCATCCCAAACAAATTTTTCATTCAATTCTTTTAGAATAACAAATTTTGATGATATTTTGAGTCTGAAATCATCAAACGTTTCTTTATTCAATTCGCATTGCTCCGATAGTTTCTCTTCTAAAATTCTAAAATTATTAAAATTTTCTGTGAAATATTCATCATCTTCTTTGACATACTTGATTTTTTTCGAAATTTCATCATTTACATCCATTATTACAATAAAGGCAATATCGTCTAAAAGTTTTTTTACACTCTTGACTTTGAATTTTATTTTTTTTGATGCAAGTTGACAGAAATCTCTTTCTTCTGAATATGCTGGAAATCTATTACAACCCCATTCCGTTCTTTTATTGGACATATGAGATAAATAGATTGTAATTAAAAAATCCCCTCACTAAGGAGGGGATTCTTTTAAATTTCTGTTGTTTCTTCGTTGGACCCTTTTGTTTTGTTTATCCACTTGTCGACCGAACCTATACCAAATGAACCCAAAACTAACCAAAGGAAAGAATTGAAAATGAATTCATTTATTATCAGGTCTTTTCCAAGTGTACCTGTGACAATATCTGCAATAGCAAATATAATCATCATGACAAAAGCTAAGAATCCAACGACACTTTTTTCATTGATTGAGTTGTCGTCGTTAAACAACTGTGAGAAAAATTTTTTCATAATTTGGTAATTTACTTACCAATAAATATTAAAATCCCTGTGATTGTTTTACTCTAATAACGAAATTATCAACCACAGTTTGACATTCAGCTTGTGTAACAAGCGTACCACCGTTTTTACTCAATAATGTTTTGATTGCCAATATATTTTCTGTTCCTGCACCTGTTGTATATAAATAACCTCCGCATCCACCAACGTTTGTTGGTTGAGCAAATGATGTAACTGTTCCGAATGTTGAGTTCCAACTTGGGTGTCCCAACAAAATATACAAATCACAGTGAGATGGGTCGCTAGCATTATAAGTTTCTCTAAAAAATGCGTATACGGTAAATCCACTCACAGTTGCTCCGCTATAAATTGTACCACTAGCTAAGGTCCCTCCTCCGTCTGCACCAGAGTTACCACCTGTCTGAAATCCAACAGGAAGTCCAGGTCCAAATGTATCATTATCTCTTGAACCCAAAACCGTAAGTGGTAGATATGTTAGAGGTTGAACTCCACCAGGATATTGTTGATAACCTAAACTTATATATCCGAAGCTTGTATCTAAATTTACTGTAGTTGCAGAATTAGTATAGTTTACGGCGAAAGGATACGAACTTGAGCTATATACATCAGCGCCTATATATTCAGTATTAGAAATAACCCAAGGAGAAGAAATATTTCCATTGTCGTACATGTCACCACCTCCATCATTTATATAATAACCATCCCCATCAAGTTGATAAGGATAAAAACTTGGATTTCTAAACTCAGGCATGAATCCTCTCAAATATTCTGCAATTATTTGTAATTCGGTGTAGGGTGTTTTGGGTGTAAATGAGGTCCAATAACCATTGTTATTCAACCAAGTTACAGCTTCAGTACCATCTAAAAAAGTTTGAGGGTCATCATCCCAATCAGAAACGGATTCTGCCAAACTTATAAATGACTCTTCAGTTTTTAATTCGCTTCTCCAAAAACCAACAAACGCTGACACATCTCCCGATGCTGTATTACCTGTGTGTGAACCAATTGTATCCTCATGAGCAATCACATATCCTAAATCTTGGTCTGGAGTTGACCAAAACGTAACACCATAGTTAGCACCAACAACACCATAATCTTGTGGAGTTGTTCCTGCAATTAAATTTCCAACTTTAGTTGTTCCAGGTATTGAACCAACTGGTTTGTACGCAACGGGAGTTATAGTAGCCATATTTTTCTATAATAAATATTTAAATGATAACAAAAAAGGGGACACCGTCGTGTCCCCTTATATCTCCGTCGAGAAATGTGTGGTCTAAGTTTTTAATCGGATAGGGAGGTGAGACCGAAAGAACCCCGTGGGATTGGACATATCCTGTTTTGATTATGTGTCACAAAACATCCGAAAAAAGACATGGTTGTTAGTTTATCAAGGATTAAACAGGAATGACCTTTCCACCTAAACCTCCCGTGTTTTAGTCGTCTCTGTATTTCTGATTTATAAAGCGGAGAAGAAAGTTAGACGGGGTGAGTATGGGGAACCACCACAAGTAAACATTCCGCTGTCCATGTTACAAAGATAAGAAAGATTTTAATGCCTTCCAAATTCTTTGATGAAAATTCAGATAAAAATCTGAGTTTTTTCGTGGTTGGGGGTGGAGTCGAACCACCGGCACAAGACTGTTCAGGTCCTTGCTCTACCAAAACCCTAAAGAGTTACTGAGCTACCTCAACCAAATGTCTTACAAAGATAAGAAATCTTTTTAGACCGCCAAAATTTGTAAGAGCTTTTTTTATTCGAGTACCGAGTATCTTTCATCGCCTGTAAGTCCCGAATTGTTTTACAAAGATAAGGAGAAAAAAAATAACTGTCAAATTTTTAAAAGGAGTCCCAAAAAAATTGTTTCCATTCTTCAAGTTCAGCTGCAGTAAAACCAACTGCTAATCTTGCAGGTGAAATTATGAAGGAGGTAGGTTTTGTATCCAATAAAATAAAATAAATGTCATCGACAAAATCATAAGTAACAACTTCTGTATGTCCGCTTTGTAAATAACTACAGAATTCTTGTATTGTGTAAACTATCATAGTTATAAATATATCAATTTAACTAATCCCGTCGAGATACTTTTTTATTGTCCTTCGAATTTTTCTCTCACCTAAGGAATCCCATAATTCATGGACAATATCATAAATTTTAGAGACCAAATATTTTTTATTATCTTTTAATATCCTTGTTTTATCATCCACCTTTATGAATTTTACAGGCTCCCCCATCCAATCATGATTTACTTGGGTTACAGGAAAATGTCTTTTCAGATGAAGTAAAAGTTCGTCTGATGTGTCTCCAGAATATTTGGACAATAACTTTAATTTTTCTTCGTAAAGAGAATTCATAATATCAAATATATAGGTATTTATTTTAAAATTCAAACTATGGCAAAAGGTTCAAAATCTTCAGTATCATCAAGAAAAATAACATTTGGAAAAAGAAAAGGTGGAAATGCAAAGAAATCTTATAACAAACATTCTCCAAGACCTAAAGCATATCGCGGACAAGGAAGATAAGATTACTTTTTACTGTTTTTATTCTATAATATCTCATTATGGATGAGAAAAGAAGATTCATACGTCTTTTAGAACTATACATCAACGGTCATCGAGGAAGTGCAGTGGAAGAAATGTATGGTCAAGGTACAACAATCAAAATTCATAACGTTATTTTTTCACCAACACAGAAATCGGTTGTCGTGGAGGCTGTAATTATTTTGGGGAATATAATTACAGAAGAAGTTTTAGACAGAGAATTAGCCGATGTTTTAATTCAAGATGCAATCCCTTTATTCTTTTCAGATTACAGTGTAAAAACTATGGTAAGGTGGGACGTATAAAAATTACCCTTTGATAGTTTTGATAAGTTCGTTGTTTTCTCTTTGTAAAAATTCAACTTTTACCGCTAACGCAGAAACTTGTTCCGTTAGTTTTAGTATTGTGGCTCTCATTTCATCCTTTTCTCTAGATGATTCTTGTAATAGCACTTCAAGCTTAGCAATTCTATCTTTGCAATCGTGACGTATAAATTCTTCATCCCTTTCTTTTCTCATTGCTCTTTTTTCATAAAATCTCCACGCACTAGCGGAACCTAAAACAGTAACAACAGTTATGAGAACAGTCCAAAACGATTCTTGTGCCATATAATAAAATTTACTTTCAATAAATACGAAAAAGAATTAAAAAAAATTTTTTGAGAAAAAAAAGATTTTCACTCATAAGACAATAATTATTATTCTTTTAGAATAATAATAAAATATTAAATAAATAAAAAAACTAGAATACTAGTTCTAGGAATTTTCCGTTTTTTTTGGATGGTCACACCTTAGACCATGTCATATCTGAATTTAAAACAACCGAATACAAAAAGGACTTCGACCATTCGGTGGGTCCAATTAAAGAGAGGGTCTTTGACCCATCTGTCTCTTCGTATAAATGATATATCTCCCCAATTTTGGGTTCAAATTTATAAGTTGACTGATATACCTCCTCTTGCAAATAAATCGAATTTTGGAGGGTTTCTGCCTCTTTAACAAGTTCGGTGAATTTTCTCTTCATCACCCTATCCACTTTGTTTAAACCATGTTTTTTAAAGGAGGTCAAATCTTGGGGTTCAATCTTGGGTGCTCCGACATGGGTTGGGTATGGAATCGACATCGGTTGAAGATTCACTTTGTCTATATGTGATTGAGTTGACATAAAAAAAATGTCCCGATATGGGACATCAATATAAGAAAAATATTTTATTATCCAAATTATTCCCCTTTGATTATATTCAAAGATTGTTTGAGAAATTCCTTAGCTCTCGGATTTAGACTTTGTAAAGTATAAACCTTTTCGATGTCCTTCACTAATTCTTCTCCGTGTTCGTTTTCTTTGTAAAGTTCAATAATTTTATCCATAGCTCTATTACACTCTTTCTTGGTTTCGTCGAAATAGTTGTAAGGTTTGTAAGATTTCAAATTATCCATAATTTGATTTGCTAAATGAACTCCACCATCAGAAACGTTTTTCAAAAGTCTTACAGATTTTAAAAGTTCTAATTTGTCTACTAAACCACGAACACCATTCTTTCTCATTCTTATACCATCAATGTAATCATCATCTTCCTCATCACCCATAATTTCTTCCAAAGTTTTTACATTTCCACTGTGACAAAATTTTCTGTCCTCCTTTGGTTCTTCCATCAGATATAATTTTCTAATTTTGTTTTTTTCTTGTTCAGAAACGATAAATCTTTTACTCATGACTATAAATATATCTCAAATCAGAATGTTTCATGTAAAAAACTTTTTCTGTTTTCATCATTGATTTCATCTAACGTAAAAGAGAATGGGTCATAGTCACAAATAAAAAATAACTTTTTTTGGTACTGATAGACCTTATTAGCACTTTCAAATGAATAAACTTCATTGAAACTGAAGGGACGATTTATTTTAAAATTATTATTGTGAATCATTTCTTGAATTTTACCTGATTGCCATAAATCACTTTGATTTATGAAATCAATTTTTTGTAAATCTTCAATCATATTTTCAGTTCTTATAAAAAAATCAGGAATTCTACTTTCAAAATTCAGTGAAGAAATATAATCCTTTACGGGTTTATCTCTTTCTAAATTAACAATTTTGTTAGTCAAAATTGCATAATGATAAAGTTCTTTAACAAAGTAATTAAAACGTTTTATAAATTTTTCTTTAGAGTCTCTCTTAAAAACAGAGTTTATCCCTACTGATGTAAAATTTAAATACAATCCCAAAACTCTGTCATAAGGATTACGCATGTTACAAATTATCTTATAATCTTCGCAACCCTCAGGTATGTTCAAATGATGGGAATGGTAGGGGTCACCGAGTTTTTTCCAATCATTTTTTCCAACGAAATATTCAAAATTGAAATTTTTCAGTATTTGTGCTGTCAATTTGGTCGCAGTCCTCTCTGGTGCCCACCAAATTATTTTGTGTTCATGAGATACGTTCATAAATTTAAAAATAAGTCAAAAAACTAATTTTTGAACGTATTTATTTCTATGTTCAGACTATATTTTGGATTGGTATTCCTTTTTTTAACTAATTTATGTCTCTCACAAGACACAATAAGGTTAAAACACACAAACTACACGTCAATTTACAGTAAATCAAAAAAATACCCTGTTTTAGTAGAATTTTGGGTGACAAAGAGTATGGTTGACTGCAAAACACCTTTAAAAAGAAAAGATAGTTTCAAACCAGACCCCTTATTACCAAATGAAACTGATAATATGAAGGATTTTGTAAATAGTGGGACAGACCGAGGTCATATGATGCCAGCAGCAGACAATTTATGTCAAACACAACAAATCCAAGATGAATGTTTTTACTTTTCAAACATTTCTGCTCAATATCATTCATTAAATGCTGGTGATTGGAAATCTTTGGAGGTTTATGTAAGAGAAACCGCTAAAGTAAAAGACTCAATAATGGTATGGTGTGGAAATTTAGGTGAATTGAAGAAAATTGGGAAAGTTACAGTACCAAAATATTGTTGGAAAGTGATTTTTATCAAAAAAGAGAACCTTTGGTCTGCATTTCTATTCGAAAATTCAACCTCAAAACCCGACGGTTTCAAAAACAACGAGGTTACCGTTGAAGAAATAACAAAATTGACTGGATTCAGATTTCGTTGAACAAAAATTTGTTCAAATTATGAATTGTGTTGGCTGAATCCGCTTTGTCATAACACAAGTCCCATAAAGTTTTGTTTTTGATGAAGGGATGTGGTTGTGTTTTAGACCAATTTCTTCCTTTTTCATAATCTTTTACAGTCCATGTTAGTTTACTTGAAGGTTTTTCCGCAAATAAACTTTTAATTTTCAATAACATTTTAAACATAACATAAAAAACCCCTCATTTGAGAGGGGTGTGAATATTTTAATATAGTTTTTTAGTTTCATTGAACACTCTTTTCATTTCGTGCTCTAAAAAATCAATTTTTTTCTGATTTTCAGGTGATACATTGATATCCTCCGATTTAATCAGTCTAACTTGTTCTTGTAATCTTTCATATTGATTTAATAATTTGTTATAAATCTGAGCTTTCTGATTATTTGATAAATTTTGATACATAAAGTTTTTTTTTAAAAATACACTACTTTATAAACTTGTAAATTGGTCTTGAAATTTTGTTTGGTCGTACAATTTATTTATTTTATTAGTCAATTTGTAAAATTCTCCTTCAGATTCAGTAGAAATTGTCTTACCAGTTTTGAACATTTGTTTTAATTCATCCAGTTTGGAAATATTATCATCAATTGAATCAATCAAACTATCATTTCCTGCAGAAGTTGAATAATCAACAGGTTGAACATAGATGTCTAAATCCATAGCCGTTTCTAATAGTTTCACTAATTGGGATTCTGTTATTATAATTGACTTCATCTTGTACAATAAATATAAATAGTCAAAATAATAAATGGACTAGAATCCTACTTTTCAAATAAAATCTGAAACGGTAATATATTTTTTATTCAGGTTTTTTTTCATATCAGTGTACTTTTTTACGATGTGATAACTCCATCCATACCTTTCAAATATTGTCCATTCATCTTGGTGTTTCTTGAACAAAACCTCCAAGATGTAATCGAAATTACCTCCCCTTCTCGAAATAATTCTAATTTTTTGCGAAGTTATAAATTCAAACCACTGCTTTAGAACATCTTGGTACTCTTCTTGTTTGAGAGAAAATAACCTGAAAAAACGATTGAAAAACTCCGAATTATAATGTACTTCACCATCACAATTTGATAAGAAATACCAATATTTGTCGTCTGTATTTACAATCCAAGTCTCTCTTCCTGATGGAAAAAAAACACACTCCGATAAGTCCGAATTGAGTTTTTTGAAAATTATTTCTCTAAATCTGTCACTAATTTCCATTAAAAAATAATAGAGGTTATGACGTTTTAATCAATAAAAACTTTAAAATCACCTTCCAAATCAAACTGAGATAATTTCAATCCAACAAATTTTGCAAAATGTAACATTTTATATCTGATATTAGGAAAAATATCCTCCCCGTATGCTTTATTAAATAATTTCTGAGTTACTTTGTCTGTACCGTTCCAACCAGAATCTATTAAAAGTTCTTTCTTCATGGTAATTCTTACCAAATATTTCAAATCCTCCTCCCAAATGTAATACAAATCACCACCTAAAGTCTTTTTATGCTCAACCCATTTAGCGCCTTTAGTTTCAAATGTCTTTATTTGTGGGAACTGTGGCGGTATAAGGTTATCCCATAATTTTTTCAACGGTTCAGTGTAATCAACGACCTTATCTTTATCAGTCCAAGTATATTGAGATTCTTGTTTCATACTCATAAATACAAAACACATTAAAAAACCCTCCGTAGGGAGGGTTTGTTTTTATTCTATAACTTTAGTTAGAAAAAATCTTAAATTATATCCTTCATCCATATCTATTATGGATACCACAGCAATCGGAGACTCATTACTCACAAGTACATCTATTTTAACAATATTATCTTCTTTTAGATTTTTAGCTGAATATCTAAACCCTGATAAAGTTTTTGTTTTGAGTTCTTCTTTACTGTTCAAATATATTTTGTACATGCTAGGGTTTTTTGCCTGAATGTTGATGAACTGGTCTTCAATTACCACCGTTATGTTGACATCTGAATTTTTTTGATAAAGTTCCCACTCCTTTTCGACTCTATTCCAAGTATACATTTCTGTAATCGATGCTTTGTAATAGGTTTGAGTGAAACCAAAAATAGACGAAAAAATAAGAATAACACTGAGGATTAAATTTTTCATTTTTTGTATTAGATTACGGTAATTGAATTGATTTTCTCACCTTGTTTAATTTGGTCAATAAGTTCCAAACCCTCAATAACTTTACCAAAACATGTATGGTTTCTATCAAGATGTTGAGTATTTTGTCTGTTGTGACAGATAAAAAATTGAGAACCTCCGGTATCTCTACCTGCATGAGCCATAGATAAGACTCCCTTGTCGTGAAATTGTTTTTGAGCATTTACTTCACATGAAATTGTGTATCCAGGTCCACCGGTACCGTCTCCACGAGGACATCCTCCTTGACAAACAAATCCAGGAATTACCCTGTGAAAACTTAGTCCGTCGTAGAAGTTTTTGGAAATTAAATCTAAGAAATTTTTTACTGTGATAGGGGTTTCGTTATCATATAACTCACATACCATATCACCTCGGTCTAGTGAAATTTTAATTTTTGACATATATTATTTTTGATAAGAATAAGTTTTTGTTTTGATAAAAACAACAATTATTCATCTTCACAAAGAAAAAATCTCGACCCGTTGAAATCAATCCACTCAGTTCCAACTTGATACTTTGGTGAATTTTTGATTTTAAATATTTTTGAGTAACCTACGTCGTATTTGATAATAATTTCATTTTCACTAAAAAAAATACTTCCTATTGTACGACTCATATTGATAAATAGGGCAATAAACAAAAAACCCTCTCGTTTGAGAGGGTTTTATATAAATTATTTGATTTTTTAAACCATATCAGAAGGTTCAACACCAGTACTAGCAAAATCTGCTTTAGGTACCCATTCGTCTTTCGAATTTTTCATACAGAATTTTTTTCTGAGTCTTTTAACAAAAGAATCAGATTTGTATTTTATAACTTGAGGAGCGTCTCCTTCTTTTGCACCTTCAACTTCTTTCTCTATGTCTGTTTCCAAATGTTCATCTGCACATTTGTAAGAAACTTTAACTTCTTGTTTTTGAGATTTACCACCTAATGAAGTTTGTGAAGATTTGACATCTATTCTTACAACACCATTCAAATCCTGTACAACTTTAGAAATCACAAATCTTTTATCTAATTTATTAGTTTCATCATAAAGATTTATTGTTTCACCTCTTTTGATATCAGGTACTGTGGGCATTAAAACTTGTTCAACAATAGTTCTTTTTGGAGAATGCATTTCTAATATTCTCATTTTTTCTTCTTCACTAACAAAAAAAGTACTTTTCATAATCGATTTTTTATATAAATATATCTCTCAGAAGAAAAAATTAGTAAAGTCTGAAAGATTCTAAATCAGGGGACATATCATTCCAATATCTACTTTTCAAATCAAAAGCATTCTTCTTTTTCAAAAAATTACCCTTTTCATCATATATTTTTATTTTTTCATTAGGTATATTTCTCCGAAAATTCGCAACAAATATGTATTTTTTACCATCTTTACCTTTCAAAACATCAGTCCACTCACCTTCGCGCATTCCTCTTAAAAATTTACCTTGTGATTTGATACTACCATCAGCAAAATAGTATGTCCACTCACCCAGTTGTGAATTATCAACACCTAGCGTACCTATTGCATTTACACTTCCTGAAGGGTTGAAAAATATAGTTTTTCCGTAAGCTGGATTTGGTCTCCATCTTTCATTATCTTGCCTTCTTGCAGTACTCACATATCTAACTTTTCCTGTTGAAGTAAAACCGGTTACCTCAATTGGATTATTGTCATAATCAATCATTCTATATACACCGTCTTCATCTCCCATAATCCAAACCCCAACTCTCTCCCCGAGTTTATATTTTCCTTTTTTGTGTACTTCTCCATTTGGATGGTAAGATTCAAATTCACCATCTAATCTGTCATTCGGACCAATAAATCCTTTTTCTTGTATTTTTTTTTCATCAAAATATTCTACATAAGGACCACGAACAACACTATTTACATAAGTTCTTATAGCATCAAGTCTACCCCTATCAAATTCTTTCCATAAACCTTGTTTACGTCCTCTGTCATCGAGGGTGCCCTTACCCTTCACAGGTATTTCGAAATTACCAGGAAATTTAGGATTTTCAATACTATATTTTGGAACCATATCGCCGACCCATTCGAAAAATTTTAATTGTTTTATGTTGTGTCTTTCTCTATCGTTTTTGTCCATGAATTGACCGGACTCGTAGTGCAATTGGTATGGTGACCTTGAGTCGTCTAAATTAAACAACAAAAAATAACTTGAACCTCTTGGGTCGGTCAGATATTCTCTAAAGTAATGATATTGACCTATCGTACAAATATCAATTTTAGCTCCTCTGTTTCTTCCTTTACATCTACCTAGAATGTCTCTGTATTGTTTCCAAACTTCTTTCCCTACTCGAAAAATTTGAAAAACTTGATATTGAAAATTTCCATTGTCATATATCCCCAAATATTTTATTCCTCCTGTATTTTCTAATTTTTCGATATCATTTTTACTTACAAAATTGTCTTTACCTTGAATTTCTGTAAAAGTTAAATCACCTTCACGAACATTGAAAACTTCATCTAAAAATTTTTGAAGGTCCTCTGCAGTTTTATAAAGATTTATATCCTTGTGAGTAAATTTCTTTTTGTTTTTTTCGAATATGTCGAAATATTCTTTGTACTTGTATATATCCTCGGCTTTAATCATGCCGGTACCTACTCTTTTAGCGAGCCAAGCAATTATATAAAATTTATTTGCCGCAACCTCTAAGATTTTTTCAAAATCCTTTTCAGTCATGGGTTTACCATCACCAACATATTTGTCCTTTAATTGTTGTAATTGTGAAGCTAAATCCTCCAACAATATTCTTCTTATTGTTTCGCGTAAAATCACAATATAAATACCCGTAGGAATAAAAAAACCTCGGATTTTATCCGAGGTACTTTTTTAATATTTGATTATTAGCTGCGATTCTTTTGTTTGTTTTTCTTCCTGATTTTTTACTTCTCGTAGGTTTGAAAAACTTTTTTGTTCTAGCCATGATGTTTTTTTCAATAAATACATCGTTTGACCTATCCATTCATTTCATTCAAGAATTCGTGGATAATTTCTTGAATTTCATCTTCATTCCCTTCTTCATCATCCCAAGAAATCTCATCTGTAGTTACATTCCAGTCATCCCAATCATTCCAATTAGCGTTGATTGTGAACTTTTTTCCGTCTTCGGTTTCTCCGTTAAACATTACAGTTTTAGAAACTGTTTTTGGTGATTCGTAGTCAATATACATATGTTTTTTTTTCAAAAGTAACACTTTTTTTTGAAATAATAAAGTTTATGAGAAACCTAATTTATCTTCTGAATACCCATGATTTTTCCAAATTTCTCTTATCTCTTTTTTGTGGTCAATGCTCAGATATCCGTAGGGGCTGAAAGACACGAAAGACACACCGATAATAAATTTCCTATTATTTTCAATTTTACCCCGAATAGCACGAACGTTAGCTAATTTAGGGATTTGTTTAATTTCTTTTTTTATTTTAGGAAATATATTTTTAACCCAATTATTGTATCCGACATAGTCATATTCTTGGACTGAAATTTGAATACCTCCAAATCTAGATTCTCCAACCTCAATACCCATATAATTCTGTAAAAGTCTCTCTATGTCTCTATCCAACGAAAATCTTGTTGGGAATGTCTCGTTGGATTTAATCCAACTCTCGAAATCAACCTCAACACTACATTCTAACTCAAATGGTTTTGGTTCGGTAAATTCTAATTTTACAAATTTTGGTAAATCCAATCTTTTAACAAGAAATTCAAAATTTTTTCTATATGTCTCCAAGAATTTAGTTTCGTGTTCGTGATATAGAGGTAATTCTATACGACCTAAACTGAGTAGATGTCTAAGTATATCTTTTTTATCAAAATCGTATTCATCTTGGTCACCTGAATCAAGTAAACCTATATCTTTCAGAAATTCATTGAAATACCTTCTTTGAAGGTAAGTAATTGCAAATCTTTTTTGATTTATCTCTGGTTTTTTCTCTTGTAACCAACTTCTAAAAAAAACATTGATAATATCATGTATGTCATCATAATCCAAATCCTCTAACGAGACTGTCTCAATCAATAATCTTATATTACTTTTTAAAAGACTCATAATATTTGGAAATCTATTGGTTTTTTCAAAATATCTCCATAACCCAAAGTAGAGAGAACAAACCTCATATTCCTAAGATGCTTTTCGATAATTTCATCAAATTTCATGTTATATTTTCTTTTAATCATAGCCGGAACGCCTAACAAAAAAGTTACTTTTGGTTTTCCTCTTGATAGGAAGTCTACTATGAAATCGAAATCGTCGATTTCACCATTTGTAAATTTAGAAAAAAGGTCTTTGATTATTCCTCTATCTTTTTGTAAATCATCAAATGTTTTCATAAATAATAAATATAAACCTCAGGTATATTTATCAATTATGAAGTTTAGACTGACTGAAAGTCAATTTGAGTTTTTATTCGAGAACATATATGATAAGGTTCCTGAAACGGTGATTTTCAAACTTTTCAAGTATATTCAAGCATACAAGAAAAAAGGAAGAAATAGGGAAGATTTATTACAATTTATAAAAAAAACCCTCACTTTGATGGGTATTTCCGAGGAATACTCTCTTTTTGTTTTGGAATCCTATCTTTTAAATTTTCGAAAAGATGGAGATTATTCTGGTCTCACAAAAGAAAATTTTATTGACCCAAGAAAAACAAATAGACAAAAGTGGACTCCTAACACAAAGTCGAACTTATTTACTGTTGCACAACTACCCTTCCGTGGTTCGAATTTGGAAGGTATATGGAAGACAGACCCAAAGGGTGTTGGATATTACGAAGTTACATCATATGGTTGGTACCCAATCTATATTTTTAAAAATGGAATTTGGTACGAAAATTTAAATAGATATTCCTCGTCAACGGGTAGACAAATGAGTAATGCAAATCCCGTGGAAAGGTCTTGGAATGAAGATTTGGGTGAAACTGTATATGTTTTGGATGAGCCAGAAATGAAGAGATTAAAATCTGGTGCAACTCACGATGAGATAATGAACAGTAAAATCGAAAGATTGAAATCTAAAGAAAAAGAATTTCAATCTAAAAGGATATCATCTGCACAACATAAAGATTGGTATTGGCGTCAAAATGAAAATCAAGCACCAAATTTCAGAGCAAAATTTAAAATAAATTCAATAAAAACGGAAGGTGATAAAGCAACGATAGTTATTGATATTTATGACGTTGTTAAAACTTTACATGGTAAAAGTATACTTACTCCTGAAAATTATTTGAAAGGGGAAATCCCAAATGTGACAAGAGAAAAAGTTGAGGAATCCATAAGAAGAAAGTTGTTATCGGACTTGAGAGGTTTCATAGGTCCAAGATTCCATTGGTACCAAGCAAATATTCCTAAAGATTCCCTTATAACTTTGGAATTTAATCATTTAAAAAAATAATATTTAAAAAATAGGTATCGGAACAAATTGAATTCCATTGAATACGGAGTATTTCAGTGTGTAATTGTTGTTTCTAAAACTATCTCTGTATGGTAGAACCTCTACATCATTTGGGTCCATATCATACTTTATTTCACGTAATCTAAGGTCATTGGCTTGGTTCTCAAAAAAAACCACAATTGTACCTTCTTTACAATTTGGTTTTACTATATCAAGGAAATTTGGAATGTTTCTATCGTTATGAGTGTCGTGAATGATACCGTCAAAAATTTTATTCTTTAAGGGTAAGATTTCATACCAATCCCCCAATAAAACTTCAACATTTTTCTTGTCTTTTTTCCAATAAAGAGCCCTCTCGTAAATTTCAGGGTGAACCTCAATAATTGTGTGGGATGTAACTGAACTTTTATTTTGAACTTCATCCGCAGACAAGTTTAATCCAAAACCTATTTCCAAAATATCACCACCATTTACACAAGCTAAACTTGCCATGAACTCCATCAACTTTTTTTCACCAACATGCATCACACAATCATTTTGTCCATTGTTTGTATAAATGGCACCAGGATAAAAAAACAAATATTCTTCTCCGTCCATAATTTATGAATTTAAAAATTTTCCTCTACCATACATACACAAATTAAACTTTGTGCGGAAATTCTCCATGAATTTAAACTTATTTTTATTTAAATAAATTATTGTTTCTCCCGCTAAAGAAAAATGGTCATGATAAAATAAAACACAATCTTCATCAAGATACTCCATTATTGCTTCTGTATCATATTGTATTTGTTCCGCACTATGTCCTCCGTCAATAAAGGCGAAATCTAACTTATTTGACCCATGAACCTCTTCTATTACTCTTCCTGTATCAGTTGGAGACCACCCAATTTTCAAGTTTACGAATTCTTTTATTTTGAAATATTCTATCAATTTACTTGCCATTTTATAACCATCGGCATTCTCGTATGTATTTTCATCATTTACCCCATAATTTTTAATTTCGGTTTCACTGTTAAAAAGCTCTTCAATATAAGCATCCATTGTGACAAGTTTTCCATTAGTTTCTTTTAATGCTAAGCCCATGAATGTCGACGAAATTCCAAAAGCGGTTGCAATTTCAAAACCGGATTTCAAATTATATTTTATAATACAATCATACAAAATATTTGCCTCTTGTTCTGACAATGACCATGGAAAAAGATGATTGTTCAGTCTCAAAGAATGAGAACCATGCCAAGGCATTATATAAAAGTTCAAATTGAACTTCATGGAAATTTCAGGGAAATCTGAAAACTTAGGGAAAGTATTGTGCATTACCCAAAATATAAAAAAAATAGAACAAAACTGAACTACGTTTAATGATGTTTGTAATCTGGTGACCCATGGAAAGACCATTCTTTAGCACGTGGTGTTTTGAACCAAACTAAAATAGTATCTTTTTGAGTTTTGTTCTGACCAATTTTGTCAAGTCCAGCCATTTTAAAAAAATTTTTAACCTCACTATCTATCCTCATTTGGTCCTCTATAGGTAACTTATTTTTAGTTGAAATATAGACATCATATTCTGTGTTATTTGTAAGTTTGTAACTATCTATTTTATGAATTCGGACTGACGGGTATTGTGGGATTATTAAACGTTCAATCATAGTTCTCAAAATCTGATATGTTTGGTCCATAATTTTTTGGATGTTTGATTGTTTTCAATAAATAGTTCTTCAAATCCTATTTCTTCAGACCATATTGAATTACAAAGACTTTTGATTTCTACAATTGGTGTATCTGTGTATAGAGAAAATTTTTGTATTGCTTCAGACAGTTCTATATCTCCGTTATCATAAATGAAACAATGTGAGGGCTCTTTAACAAAAATGTTCTTTTGTGAGGGAAACAAAATTATATTACCAATTTTACTTTTGGAAATAAAAACAATTTTTGGTCCTATTACAACTTCAAACGACACAAAAAACTCGTTAAAAAGTTCCATAGGAATAATTTTAAAAAAATTTATCTGAGTTCTGAATGGGTTGAGGCCACAAAATAATCATATTTTCTAACTTCTTTCTTATCTGACGGTTCTATTTTTTTAAATTCTGCACCCATCTCTTTTTCCGTTACTCCCCAAACATTTACATATTTTGGTAAAGTGTGTTTCCATATTCTGTAGGCACCTGTGAAAAGAGTATAATCCGACGAAAGGTAGTCAATGTCATCTATAATACTCAAGTACATTTTTGTTCCATATCCTGTCCCAATCAACTCATCGTCTGCGGTTGATAATGAAACTCTCAAAGATACACCTGAAAATTCATCATTGGGTTTTGTTGCAATTTTACCTATGAATATCTTCAATCCTGAATCAAAAAAATAATATGTTATTAAACCTTCATCATTTTCTTCGATATAATCCAATTGTACTCCAGATTTAAGATTAAAATAATTTTTTGCAACATAAAACGCAAAACCAGATAAAAAATCTTTTTTTAAAAATTGTTCTGGAAGTTCCGCACTACTTGTATAGGGGTATGAATAAAAATTTAGAATGTTAGATTTAGGTAGTTTTTCAACATCTCCAAAAACCTTTGAAGTAAATTCTTTAAAAATTTTTATTTTCTGTTTGCGTGTAAGAGAATTATCGAAATAGTCTATAAGTTCATATATTGGTTGTGAGTGATAATGTCCACTTGTTCTTGAAATTTCAGTAAGAACCTTATATTGATAATCTGATATATAAAATTTCATGATGATAAATTAGGACATCCATTCATTTCCACAGACCTCAACGTATCTGTCAAAAATTTCCTCACTGAACATTTCTTTAATTACATCTTTTAACATATAATCAATTTCGTTGTCAATGTTGAAATCTAAGTCTGAAACGTTTTCCTCGTCTTGTAAAAAGGACTCAACCGCGTTGGAAATTACTTCATCTGCAAATTCAAAACCATCGTCGTAAATTTCACAAAAATCCTCCCCTTCATCTTCTATCGCCCTTTCAACGTGTTTTCTTAGATTATCTTCCGTCAATCGTCTCCTGAGGGACCTGGGTATTTTTTGCTCAGATAAACTTTTTAGTTGTTCTTCTGTAATGATATATTTCATAATAAAATAAATATATCAGAAAAAATTAGATTATGTGGATAGTTCTGTTGGTTAGATTTTCAATTCCTCTCAAATAATAATCTATAAAAAATTTACTTTCTGGTATACCTGTTGCCCTATATACCCTCAACAAGTCTTCTTCAGTGAAAGTAAAATTATCTTCTCTATTACGAGATATTAAACCTTCTATAATTTTTTTATTCTTCGTTGATATCATAGAAATGTTCTTTTGCTAAAGTTCTTGCTAATTTTTCAAAATAATTGTCCACAGCTAGGTCATCACCCCAAATTTTCAATTTACCCTCGTTTACTCCCATCTCTTGGTTTCCTTCGGAATATATTGCAAACTTACCATTTTTTTCATAACAATGATGTTGTAAATACTGAGGCTTTTTATCTTGATAAACTGAAACTTTTATACAACACCAAGGTATACCCTTGTTATTTATACCCATAGTAGAATAGTCCACATAGTAAACTAAATTCAACATTTCCAAAAATCTTTCGAATCCCTCCATAGAATTACGAATCTAAATCGATACCATGATTTACATCAAAGATAATATACTTACCATCTTTGAGTTGAACTAAAACTATTGGATACTCCAACTCAGACTTGTCTAAAACCACCTTTTCCTTCAATTTAAACTCCTCTTTTTCATCGGGAGTCATGTTGGTAGGGTCTAAAATTTTACCCGTTATTTTCACAGTATTATCCTTTTCAGGTGAATTGTTTTCAATTATACTAAGTAATTGTGTCTCTGTCAAAATGTATTCCATAAATTAAATACTTTGTTTTTATTTACGGCTCAAATTTTGTTTTCTCTGAGGCAAATCTATCGGCTTTTTGTTGTGTTGTTTTGATGGGAAAATTTTTAATATTTCTGAAACTTACAAACGTTTCAGTCATATCACCTTCTTGCAATCTTTTTTTCGTTACGTAAATGTGGTCGGGGTTGTTGAAAATGTTATCAATTTCAGTTAAATCTCCTTCGTGTCCCATACCACCTCTTTCATTTATACTCGTGACCGCCTTATCTTCGGTGGTAGGTAATAATGGAATTGATATTTTGAATTTTTTGTTTCTTATTCTTTCCATGGAAATATTATCCATGTCCGGTTTTACAAAAATCCCATTTTTATAAAGCTCTTTTAGATAGGGGGCCGCCTCATAAAATACTGTGATTCCCGCAAGTTGATGAGGAGAATCGTAATCATTCTTACTTGCTCTTTGTATACATCCACCTTTATCAGGTCCTTCATACAAACCTTCAATTAGTTTTGGTGTTTTTGTTATAGTGATTTTTGGAGTATTTACACCATCTCCCTGAACAAACGTTTTATTTTTCCATTCATCACATCTTTGTGATTGATTAGAGTTCACTGATGGATTTTGTTCAAGTAAAACCTTTAATTGTGACTCTGTAATAAAATATTTCATGTTAGGGTGGTTGAAAATAAATATCAGATTATCACATCCGACAGATAATACTTTTTGAATGCATCGAATCCACCTTTCATATTCACAAGTTTTATAATATCACTATCAGTAAATTTTTCACCCTTCGGTTGTACCATTTTTTTCACCGCGTTAGTAAACCACCATGGTGAGGGTTTGTTCAATTTGTTAGTTAAATTGATAACAAGTTTGATTCTATCATCCATTGATAATTTTCCGGACAAAGACCCTATTTGATTTTTAATTACATCAACTCTTTGAGAATAATCAGGTAACCCAGTTACATCCCCAAGAAGTTGATTATTCCAATATTCAGTTTCGTTATATTTTTCTTGTTGTCTCGGACTCATGGTTTTTTCTCTACGAACTTTCCCACCGTCACTTGAACCTTCATTATCACCGCACCATTTGGCGTCTTTACCACACTTTTGTGGTCCTGATGCAGCCTTTCTCACCCAATCGTCTTGCTCGATTATCCTTTTTAATTGTGATTCTGTTATGATGTATCTCATCTTAAATAAATATGAGAATTATACCTTCTGAATTCATTTAATCGTTTTGTTTCAAATAACGTAATTCTATTATTTTCCAATATTTCTCACGAACATAATCCAAAATTGTTTCTATATCATCTTTCTTTAAATTTCCATACTCATCCGCAACTTGCCAAGCAATCTCTTCGATATAATCATGAAATGTATAGTCGTGTGGGTCAACACGTCTCAAAGCCAAATCAACATAATCATCGATTTCTCCCAGCCTTCTTAATAACCAAGTTTTTTGTGTTTCGGTAATTAAAATTTTCATTTACCTTGTTATAATTTAAAAAGATTTGTATTGTTAGACCCATCAATTATTTTACTCGTGATATGTTTTCATTCAAATTCATGATGATTAATATACTATTGGTTATATGAAAGAGGGTCAGTCCATTCTAGAGTGGCAAGTATTTCTAAAATCTCTGAATAGGTATAAGGGCCTTCTTTCGTTGTTAAAGAGTTTACAGACGTAGGTATATCCTCTCCATCCCACTTTACAAACGTTTTAGTTCCATCCACAGAAACTCTAACAGTTTCAACGGATGTTTCTTGTACTTGTGTGAAATCAATATTTCCTAACTCTGAAACATTAAATATCATAAATTTCCTCTCGTTATACATAAAATTTGATTTTTATAATCCGAACCTACCCTTGAGGGCGTTAAAGTTTGAGGTCACCTGTTCCGCAGTCAAAGCAAAACCATTAATAGAACAAAATGCAACATTACCTTTTATATAAGCATTATCTCTTGGAGTAAATCCTAAGTTTGCATTAGCAGTCCCTGTCAAATTGAAGTTATTCGGTAATGTAAAGGTTCCCACGCTAACCGCATCCATATACATTATACAGGACGTACCGCTCCTTGTAATTACGAGATTGTGCCAGTTTCCATCATTACACGCAGCAGAACTTGTAACATCAACAATGGTGTTTAGTGCAGAAGCGTATGAAAATGAAAACACGTTTTGAGCGGTAGCATTTTTGACTTTGAAGGCCCAAGAACCTTGTGAGATATTACTAGCAACGAAATTGAGACTCATAATCGATGAGAAGTCGGCTTGAGTACCATTTGCCTTCCACCAACAAGATAATGACCAAGCACCGGTTCCAAGTTTCAAAGGGGTTGTTGATAATGTTACTGAGTCATTTGTTCCATCAAAAACAATACTCCCTCCATCTACGGAGCTAAATGTCGGTCCATTTACCAAAGTCCCATTTTGATTAAATCCGCCCAAATCTCTCCATGTTGTTCCTTGTCTCGGATATGAAGAAACATAACCCGCATCTAATAACATGGTCTGGTAGGGAATTTGGGTTGTCATTCTAATACTTGGATAATCAATATTAGCAACCATTATGCTTGATTGTTGTGAAGCCCAATCCAAAACGTTTGCGGCTGTCGAACCTGTCGAGCCCATACTCTGTAAAATACTAACTAAAGCCGAGTCGTTTGCAGCAGTTCTGATGCTCGGTCCATTTGCTGCTTTGTTTTGATATATTGTGTAACCACTTGCTGCTGGCACAATCCCATTCCAAAAACTTGTTGCTGAGGTTGGCCCGAAATCCCTACTTGTGTCAACTCCAATTGTAAATTGGCCTTTGTAGATACTCCCGTTGGTTGAAGTGCTTCCTGATTTGAATACATTTGGCATAACAATAAATAGTTAGGTTTTGAAATGATTATTATAATAATCCAAAATCTCATCATAATATCGACCCATCACCATGTCTCTAACTGTGGGTTCAATCATATTTGTTAAATCATCGAATTCTTCGGGACCGTCTATAAATTCACCAACATAATCTCTCGTTGTAGAAAAAATAACTCTTTCTATAAATTCATCAAAATTATTGAATGCTTTTGGATTTAACCATTTAAATGTAGAAGTAACATATTTTGGTAATTCATCAAAAATATTTCTTCTTACTCTCAAATTTTTGAGTTGTCTTTCTGTAATGATATATTTCATCAACAATAAATAGTCCGACCATTTATTCCTCTGAACAAGTTTGTTCATAGATGTCAATCAGATATTGACCAAATAAATCTCTACATAAGGTTCTAAGATAATCCATTATATAACTATAATAGTCCTCGTCCTCCAAAGCATCACCAAGAAATTCATCGAGACCATAATCAATAACCGCATCGGCATAGTCATAGGCATCACCGAAATCATCACAAAGGGTGGGGTAATTCATTTCTCCCAAACTTATATATTGTTTCAGAGTTTCTTCATTCGCTCTTCTTCTAATTGAGATTGGAACAAACGATTCTTTTAGAAAATTATATTGGGATTCTGTGATAACGTATTTCATCAACAATAAATAGTCTTACCCCTTTATCTGAGATGTGAAAATACTTTTCTAATTTTCTTGGGTAAAGAACTAAGCGTAATAACTTTAGCTTTGATTGTATCCAAACCTTTTCTGACTGCTTTTTGAGCTCTATGATGTCCATCAATAATTGTTATGAACTCACCATCATCATTCACGAAAATCAATATGGGGTATTTTAAGTCCGCCTTTTCAATTTTGGTAATCTCCTCATCATTACCATCCCAAGTCAAAAGATGAGGTTGTAATTGCTTTACAGATAGTTCCTGAACGGGGATGTCTTTTGTTGCATCCAACAAATTAATAAGAGTAATTTTATCACCCTCTTCATTCTGCCATGACGTGTCGTGAAGACCCTCAAGAAGAAAATTGTATTGGTTTTCAGAAATAATATATTTCATCAAAAATAAATATCACGACCCCATTATCTGAGATGGTCACCTGAAACCTAGCTGAAACTTGATATAAGCAACAAGTGGTTTTTCCAACATATGATAATAATTCCAATACTCTGCAACATCGTGGGTTTCGGGAAGAGTTTTGTCCAAAAACGAACGTATAGATTCTCTAACGGCATAACCAACTTTTTCACCACCATCGATTTGTTTTTTTGTATGATTCACCATCTCTTCAAGTTCCTCAGGGGAAACCCTTCTTCTCAAAAAAACAGAAAGTTGTGGTTCAGTTACAATATATTTCATCAACAATAAATAGTCCGACCCCACTCTCTGAGATGGTCCGTCATGAGAATGTGGTCATAATCTATTATCAAATTGATTCTTCAATTTTATTGGAAAAAATTCATCTAACCATCCGTTTTTCCAAGAATTAGCCCATGCTTGGTAATTCCCCCTTTTGAATTCGGAACGTGTCTTAAATTTTTTTGCAAAATCCTTTGTTTTTTCATATGTCCAAATTGTTCTATCAACATAATCCATATGAGAAGTTACATTGTCCAACCAACCATATTTTTGAGCTGCTTGATACGCATTATTGTCTTTGTTTTTGAAATCGATTCTTTTCTCGTACTTATCCGCAATTTTTTTCACCAACTCCTTTGTCCAAAAATTTCTACATTTTCCTAAACTACCTGTTGCATACTTGTTCAATATTTTCCATCCATCAATTTTATACTTTTCTACAGTGCAAGCTTCCATCTCTCTTGACTCTTCAGGTGATAAATTGCTTGCAATAATTTTATAGGTTGGTTCTTTTGAGGTTAAAATGGAGTGTAAGGCAACTGGTGAATTTCCAAATATGTGAGAATTATACCTTCTTTTTTCAACCACCGTTAATCCCACATAAACTGATTTATCAGGAAATTCAAAAGCGTATATAATTCTACCTCTATCGTCTTTAACCTTTACCAAAGGTTCGGTGACCTCGTCATACCAACCTTTATTTCTCGCAGCCCTGTATGAGTTTGGAAATCTTGCCCTAAAATCTACTTTGTTGTAAGATTTAGCAACATCAGCAATAACCATTTCCTTAGTATAATTTTCCCACTCAGCTTTTTTAGCCATTTCAGTAAGATGTTCTCTAATAATATTCCTGATAAGTTGTCTCATCTTTGATAAATATTAAACCCCCACCGATTGGTGAGGGTTCGAAATTACTTATTTCCCATGATAATCGGGGTCAATTCCGATTTTAATTTATTATAGTCTTCTTGTTGCATCATTCCCAAATCCAAAAGGTCTTTCGACTCTTTCAACTTAGCAATCGCCTCATTACGGTTCATGGGTCTTTTAAGATTTTCCAACTCGCCAATAAGGAATGCTTGTTCAAGGTTCAAGACAGTTGCAAAGGCCCTTTCTGTTCCTAAAATAATACGACTTCTTTTGATTTCCAATATTTTTATTTTTGTACCAACAATACCTGCGGAAGGTAACCACTGCATACCACCCATCACAGACAATCCTAAACGTCCAAGAACCATAGTTGAATAAGCTTCGGTTGTATGAACACTTCCTGACCCAATCCCTATATTTGTTTGAGCAACTCTATTTCCACCTACGGGTTTACCGAATTTCACTTCGTCTCCAACTCCGAGTACGGAACCATCCATAAGTTTAATGTATTTGAATTCATAGTTGTCTTTGAATTTTTTGTAATACTCACGGTCACTCAACTGACTAACAAAAAGTGTATCGTCAGAATTGTAGTTGTTCTGAGGAGTTTTACTTACTATATTTTTTTCGGGAGTGACGGATTGCGATTTTTTCGTCTTCGTTCCATTAGATGCCCAATATTCTGATGAACCATACTCGTCAGATTGTGCAAATAAAGTAGTTGATGAAATTAGGGCGATTGCGACCACAAGGATTCGTTTCATATAATTTATTTGTTTTAGACCACAAATATATGAAACATTTTATTTACAAAAAATTTTTTTTATGGTTGAAAATCGTCGTCTTTTTTGAAGTTTTGTATTCCTGATGTCAAGGAGGTAACAAAATCATCAAAGTTTTTCTGTGCACTATCTTTCAACAAAGGCCAAGCTTTATTTTGATATAAAGAATATCTTGGCTTGTCACCATAAGTTGGTCTATCGGTCAAAAGTCCCAAATCTAAAACAACCTGCATACCTCCCATAGCGGAGTTATCCCCCAATGTGGCACTTGAGTCATGATATAAATCAAACATATCAATTTTGAATTTATTATCTTTGACCTGTAGCTTTATTGTGTGTGTTATTCTACCATCCCAACCTCTCCCCCCAAAACCTTTGGGCGCAGACCAGGTGTGAGCACCCTTCAAAACTATCAGACCTTGTTGTTTATTCGATAATTGGATAACGGATGAAATATTTTTATAGGCTGTTGTAAGCCATTCCATAATCAAGTCAAACAGTTGGTCTTTCGACATATTCGGAACATCAACAACTTTAGAAAATGTTATTGGATTACCTCCGCTTTGTTCACTAATGACACGTTTAACTAATTTAATCAAATCTGACTCAGTCAATCTGATAATTTTACTCATATAAATCTATTTCACAATAAATATATCAAAAAAAAAAGACGACCCCTTCATCTGAGATGGTCCGTCATGAGGGGTCAAATATGAGGAGGTCCATAAATGAGGAAAGGACACGTCCGTCCGAAGGACGGTCGGGGACCGTCGGTCGAAAAAAACGGAGGAAAATCCACCGAAGGTGGTTCGGTTTGCGAATATCCCCCCAAAAGATGAAAAAAAGATATTTATATTATTATGAGGTCAACAATAAGAAGGATTCTAAGAGAAATGGCTTCCACAAATTTAAGAAAGGAACTTATATCAAGGGGTCCCAAGAAAGCTCAAGAATCGTTCGGAATGAGTTTAGAGGACTATGTGAACATAGTATATAATGGCAATATTATCGAATACGTTGCAAATAATATTCCCGAACTTACAGACCTAAGAAAACATAGCATTTACTCTTATGACTATAACGGAAGGGGTCCCTTACAGGGACTTGTATTCAGATATAGGGGAAAACATACTTACAGAAACGGAAATATTGTATTACCCTACGCATCCATACCCGAA